GAAGCTGAGAAAATTTGGGCGAAGGTATCCGATCAAATCGAGGCGGAGAAAGATGAAAGCAAGAGAAAGGCATTGGTGGAGGCATTTAAGAAACGGGATAGTGCTGCTTTGCGTAAGCTGCTTTTTGATTAGCGCATGCGGGCACTATAACCCGACTCTCTATCCGTCCTATGACCCGCTTAATCCAGGTCCAGAAGTCCGATTGAATCCCCTGGGCTTCACCGAGGACGGCAATCTCATCGTGAACCAAGCTTTTTGGCTCTGGACTTATGAACTCAAGGCCGAGATTTTGAAGCTGCGGAAGCAGATAAAAAAATAGGGAGGATGACAATGGACCCCGCTACTATGCAACAGCTCCTTGAGGCCATTAAGAATATCAAGGGTTCAGTTCGGATAAGCGACATCATCCTTGGAGTCGCGCTGGCTGGCTTCGCCGGGGAGAAGATTTGGATGGCGGTACTCAAAGCCAAGGCTAATGGAAGGAATGGGAAGACAACCTTGGCGACAGAGAAGGGCGTTGCCGAACGGCTCAAGGCAGACGAAGCAATCGAAAATCATTATAAGGCGACGACTGAGATGGTCGGCGGTGTAGACCGGATGTGCACGTCCCTGGAGTTCCAGAAAGAAAAGTCGATTCAATCCGTGGTCCTTTTGGAGCAGATAGCTAACAACACGGCTGGACTTGCCGGCAGAAGGGGAGACTGAACGGGAAATGAAGAAGCTAGAGCCGCGGAAAAAACAATTTGCGCCCAAGCGGGATCTATTCCCCGGGGAATATATCGTTGATTTTAATGCTACAAAGGCGGCTAGGCGCTGTGGGTTCTCCGCCAAAACGGCCTATTCTCAGGGACAACGCTTGTTGAAGAATGTTGAAATCCAGAAGAGGCTCAAGGAACTTATCCGAGAGCGCTCAGAGCGAACCGAGATCACGGCCGATCGAGTGCTTCAAGAGTTGGCCATTCTAGCATTTTCCGATCTCAGGAATTACATAACGATCGATAAGGACACGAAAGCAATTAAGGCCAAGGCCTTTGAGGATATGCCTCCCGATTCGAGTAGGGCGCTTGAAGCGATTACCGAGAACCGGACAATCCACGAGGACGCCAAGGGGGAGGATTCGGTCGTCAACGAAAAGGTCACCTTTAAGCTGCATTCCAAGATCAAGGCCCTAGAACTCGCCATGCAACACCTTGGGATGCTCATAACCAAAGTAGATGCGCCGGGGCTTGAGGACGCCCTGAATAGGCACGGAATGACGATTGAGGCTCTCCGGAAGTCTTTCGCCGCATACAGGAAGGTCAAGGGATGAACGGCGCCCAGGTTCAAGTCCAACCCCAGGCTTCCATCGAAGCCGAGGCTGAATTAATGCAGGCCTATCTGGCTGACCCCTGCTTTTTTGTTGAGCATGGCTTGGGGCATAAGACCTGGTCGAAGCAGCGGGAGATCCTGGAATCGGTCCTCAAGTACGAAAAGACGGCTGTCCGGGCTTGCCATAGCGTGAGCAAGACCTACACTGCGGCCGAGATCGTGGTTTGGTTCTTGAACTGCATTCCGAACTCCAAGGTCATAACCACCGCCCCGACGTTCCCCCAGATCAAGATGCTCCTATGGAGCGAGATCAACGCCGCGTATAGCCGGAGCCGGATCCGGCTTGAGGGTGAGTGCCTAATGACCGAGATCAAAACGGGCGAGAAAGATCATTATGCCTTCGGCTTTTCTACGGACAAGCCGGCCCGGGCTGAAGGCTGGCACGCCCCGGCGATCCTCTTCATCTTTGATGAGGCCAAGGGGCTGCCTACCTGGCTTTGGGATTCAGCCCGCAGCGGCATGACGGGCGGCCTCTGTCGATGGCTCGCCATAAGCACAACGGACGGCGTTCAGGTGGGGGAGCCCTATCACAAGATCTTCGGCGCCGAGGCGACAGATTGGAACCGGATCCACATTTCCGCCTTTCATTCACCCTATGTGACGGGCGAAAAATTCAGGTCGATTGAGATTCCGGATCCGAAGCGTCCGGATGTCTTCCACGTCAAGTGGACGGAACCGGCTGAGCTCGCGTACCAACTCGCAAGCCCAAAGTGGATTGCCGATTGCCGGAAAGACTGGGGGGAAGAGTCCCCGCTCTATCAGACCAAGGTCCTGGGGGAGATCACGGACGCAAGCGCTGATTCAATCATCAAGCTCAGCCAGGTCTTGGCCATGATCAAGAACGCCGGGGATCCCGCCTTCAAAGATGACGGTCAGGAAGAGATCGGGGTCGACGTGGCCAGGGGCGGATCGGACGATACGGTCATGTACCGCAGAAAGGGCCTCAAAGTAGTGGAGAAGAAGATCCTCGTCTCAAAGCAATTGCCCGAAAAAGCGAAGCTCGTCTATATCGCCGAAGAAGTCGAGCGCTTTGCTGCTTTCAATAAAACGATCCGGATCAAGGTTGACGATAGGGGGGTGGGCGGCGGGGTGACTGACATCCTCCAGGCCAAGGGTTATGCCGTCGTGCCCATCAACTTCGGCGCCGAGGCCAAAGAGCCGGACAAGTATCCGAATACGATCTCCGAGATGTGGTTCGAGGTAGGGAAGATCATCCAGGAGATCTCTTGCCCGGCGAGCGACCGGCTGCAGGCCGAACTCGTGAATCGCAGACAGAAGCAGTTCGACAAGAAGGGCCGGCGCGTCGTTGAGAGCAAGGACGAGTACAAGGCCCGGACGTTCCGAAGCCCGGATGAGGCGGACGCTTTTTTACTCGCCTTCTATGACCCGAAAAACAAGGTTGAGCCGAACATCAGGAGTCTTTGGCGATGAACATTTTCGGCCTAAGAATTGAGCGGAAGGCCGCAGCTCCAAATCCTTTCTACCGGGCCCTGATCGCCTTGATCTATGGCCGGGATGTAGTTTGGCCCGACAAGGATTATGGCTCCCTGGCTCGGATCGGATACCAAAAGCTTGAGTGTGTGTACGCCTGCGTGACCAGGGTCGCCGTCGCGGCCGGCGGGATCAAGTGGCTCGGGCATACCATGACCAAGGGGAAAAAGGGAGAGAAAGTTTCTATCGATCTCGATGACAACCACCCACTCATGTTCGCTCTGCGCCGGCCGAACCCGATGCAGGGATGGTCAAGATTCTGCGATGCGTCCGTGAGATACCAGCTCATCGCCGGCAACGAGTATATGTTCGCCAATGCTCCGAAGTCGATCCCGCCCTCCAGGATCGAACTGTACAACCTCCGGCCGGACCGGATGACGGTCAACCCCGGAGATGCCCTGGGTCTTGTGCGAAGTTATACCTATGGCAAGGGCACGACCGCCGAAACGGTTTTCGCGCAGGAACAGATCCTTCACGTCAAGGAATTCCATCCGACGAATGACTGGTACGGGCTTTCTCCCTGCGAGGTAGCCCTGCAGGATATCCATGTGCTCAACCTGGCCGCGAGGTGGAACGCAAAGCTGCTCACGAACGATGCTCGGCCGGCCGGAATCATGACCACGCCGGCGGGGGTCTCGTTGACCACTGAGCAATTCGAACGACTGAAAAAGCTCATGAAGGAAGAAGTCGTTGGCGCCGAGAATGCTGGACTTCCGGTCGGACCTCTCGAGGGAGGGATCGAATTTAAACCCTATGGGCTTTCGCCCAGGGAGATGGATTGGCTTTCTCTCGATAAGCACACCCGGCGCAAGATCGCCTCGGTTCTCAATGTCGCGCCCGAACTGATAGGTGACTCTGAAAACAAGACCTACTCCAACTATCAGGAAGCGCGGAAGGCGCTCTACTTGGAGAATGTCCTGCCCCGCATGGATGTCCTGCGGGACGAGTTCAATAACTGGCTTGTGCCGATGTTCGGGGATGATCGGATCAGACTCGACTATGACCGGGACTCCATCGAGGCCATTCGTGAGGACCGCTCAAAGCTCTACCTGGATATCCGCGGGCTTGTCCAGGATGGCATTGCCACCCGCAACATGGCTCTGGAGGAACTTGGCTTTGAGCAGGGCGGGCCGGAGCTCGATGTCAGGACGGTATCCAGCGCAACCGTGCCCCTGGATGCTCTGGGGATCGGGCCGCCGGAAAGCGGATTGACGCCATGAACGGGACGCAGACGATCGAAGCCAAGGCTCAGCGGAGGTATCTCATTATCTCCGGCCAGGATAATCTTGCCGGCCTGCGGCGATATCTGGGACCAAGGGAACCAAAGGTAATCAAGGCCGCGTTAAAACTTTGGCGAGACCAGTCGGCCCTGATATCCCGAGAAGATGCGGACCGTATGGCCCAGACTGGCTCTGTTCCCGAGAATCTACTCCGGGCATGGGAGCAGCAGAATTCCGATTTTGTCCATGAGACTCTTGTGCCGGAATGGATTGATGGTTTTGAGATCACAAGCAAAGATATCGAGCAGCGCATTAAACGCCTACAGCAGAAGGCTCTTCTTCCGCGAGCGGCTATTCAAAAGTGGGTGAACGATCATAAGTCGGGATTAATAACGGCCCTTGATAAAGAAGGCAAGGAAGCTATTGCCGCCGTCCTCAAGACCGCACAAGAACTGAACCTGAATCCCTATCATCTTTCATTGCTTTTGCGTTCCCCCATTAGCCAAGAAGGAAATATTTTCATCGGCCTCTTTCCACGATGGGCAAAAGCCGTGATCCACAGATATTGGGACCTCAAAATCGCGGGATTTACGCACGAACAGGCTTGGGCTCAATCTCGTAAATACAAGGAATTTCTGACCAAGGTCCGGGGGTTAATGATTGCTCGAACGGAATTGGCGGAGGCCTACAATGAGGGCCAGTTGGCTGCCCTTAAAGGGACAGGCGAGACGATCAAGAAGCGGTGGGCAACGGCGGATGACGAACGGCTTTGCTTAGGTTGTTCCGAACTGGACGGAGAGGAGCGGGATCTAAACGCGGAATTTTCAAATGGCAAACAGCGGCCAACCGCTCATCCTAGCTGCCGATGTTCTCTGGAGTATGAACTTGTGAGGTAAAAAATGGAAAAGAAAGAATTTAAATTTGAACTCAAAGAACTCAAGGAAACGGGCGAGTTTGAGGGATATGCTGCCGTATTCGGGAATCTCGATAAAGGCGGGGATATTATCATGGAAGGAGCATTTACAAAAACTCTCCTTGAGAAAAAAGAATTTCCGATCTCTTGGATGCATGATATCCGGGATCTCCTGGGAGCCGCCAAGGCCGAACAAGATAACTTTGGCCTGAAAGTCAGTGGTGCTTTGAACATGGCGGTTCAGAGTGCAAAAGAAAAATATGCGCTGATGAAACAGGGTGTCATCAAGGCGCTGTCCATCGGCTACGATACGGTAAAAGCCATATTTGAAAATAACGGCGCCATCCGGAAACTGACGGAAGTCAAGCTTTATGAGATTGCACTTGTGCCTTGGCCAATGAATTCTGAAGCACAGATTATGAACGTGAAGATGGAAGGCAAGCCCTATCCAAATGAACATGCTTGTAGGCTTCAGGATCCGGATAAGTATGATCGATTCACGCGCGGCGAACGGAAACACAAGGGGAAGGCCTATTCGGTCATTTTTGGCTGGCGGAAAAAGGATGAGGAGGAGGTCTCCGAAGAGCAGGCCTACCGTTACGATAAGAAAACCTGGGCGGCCGATGAAGCCCGCGCGCACTGCAAAGATCACGATGGTAAATTCGAGGCCGCTTCCGGGAAGGCGTTTAACGAAATGCTCGGCGAGATTATTTCCTGGAAGGATGCCTGTTGCACATATTTTGATGGCGAACAAAAAAAGCTTATCGGGGATGCCGTTGCATCTCTTGAGGCACTCTCTCAATCGGAGCCGCCGCAAGGCACTCCCGGCAAAGAGCCGCCGGATATAAAGAGCGACCCGGTCACCGACCAGTTGCTAGGGAAGTTACTCGACGAAATCGAGAGCTTCCACAAAATCTTAGGAGGTAAAACATCATGAGCTTAGAACAAAAACAGCTCGAGGAAAAGCTCAGTCTCATCGACGGACTACGGACGCAGTTCGACGCCTTCGAGAAAGGCCGCATGACCAAGGCCGATTTCGATGTCTACGAGAAGAAGGTCAACGGTCGCCTGGATGAGATCGAGCTCAAACTCAACCGCCCCCCGGTCGTCCAGACCGAAAACAAGGGCGAGAAAACGCCCGAGCAAAAAGCTTTTGGCGCCTGGCTGCGGAAGGGCATCCTGGGTCCCGAGGAGCGGAAGGTCCTGACGATCGCTGACGATACCCTGGGCGGGTATCTCAGGGCTCCGGCGGACTTTATCCAGGAGATCATCAAGAACGTCACCGAGTTCAGCCCGATCCGGCAGATCGCCACAGTCCGGCCCACCTCGGCTTCGTCCATCAAGGCGCCAAAGCGGACCGGCCAGTTCAGCGCTGCCCGGACGGCGGAGATCGCGGCCAGGACAGAACGGACCGGCCTTAAGTACGGCCTGGAAGAAATGCCCCTGCCCGAGGCCTATGCCCTGGTCCTGATCAGCAAGCATGACCTTGAGGATTCGGCTTTCAACCTGGAAGCCGAGATCCAGAACGAGATCGTGGAGCAGTTCGCGGTTTTGGAGGGGGCGGAGTTCATTTCCGGCAACGGCGTCGGCAAATCGGAGGGCTTCCTGGCTAATGCGGCCGTCATCGCCGCATGCGGTACAACTGCCGGCAGCAACGTCATCGCGGCCGATGACCTCGTGGCGCTCCAGTACAGCATCAAGGATGCCTATGCCCGCAATGCGAGCTGGGTCATGAAACGGTCAACCGTGGGCACAATCCGCATTCTGAAAGAAGCCACGACCAACGCCTACATCTGGCAGCCCGGGCTTCAGCTCGGCCAGCCCTCGTCTCTGCTCGGCAACCCGGTCGTGGAGTGCGTCGACATGCCCTCGGGCCTAATCGACAATCAGTACGAGGTGGCCTACGGCGATTTCAAGCGCGGCTACCTCATCGGCGACCGCATCCAGATCGAGATCCAGCGCCTGATCGAGAAGTACGCTGAGTACGGCGAGATCGGGTTCCTGGCCCGGAAACGGTTCAACGGTCAGGTGGTCCAGGCCGAGGCCATCAAAATCCTCAAGATCAAGGCGTAAGAGGAGGACATCATGCGTGATCTATACAACAATCTTTTGGCCGCACATTCGATTTACCCGGCAGCCCTGGGCGCGGCCGCAAAAACTGGCGACGCGATCGTCGACCTCCAGGGCTATGAGGGCGCACTGATCGTCTGCTACAGCGGGGCCCTCACGGTCGATATGCCGTTCCAGCTGATGCACGGAGACGCGGCCAACCTTTCGGACGCCGCCGCGGTTCCAGACAGTGATCTGCTCGGAACGGAGCCCACGCTCTTGCAGGCCACCGACAATGAGGTCAAGGCCTTCGGCTACATCGGCGCAAAGCGGTATCTTCGCGTCGACACGACCGCCGGAACCGGGATCGCGGGAGCCATGATCATCAAGGGCTTTCCGCGTCATGCCCCGGTTGTTTAGGGACTAAGTGCCCGTTGAGATCGACCGGGAGATGAGGCGGGCCCCGTCCCGCCTCATCTCTCTTTTATCGGAGGAAAAGATGCGCGTAAGAATGCTTACCGACCGGCGCGGTTCGCCGGATGGAATCCATGCCGAGCTCTATCAGGCCGGTCAGGTTTACGACCTGCCCCCGGACCTGGCTGAGCCCTGGCTGGCCAAGGGTATCTG